ATAGAGACTATATGAGTCTCGTCGTTTCTGAAGACCTGTCTGGATTAGATGTGTTCACCATGAGTGCTAGTGCGAAGGAAGAAATACGTAGCTAAATAGAAAAAGCCGCCGATCCGATGGGAAAGGCGGCTATTTTTATATAGATTTAATCGACCACTTATAGTCGGCGTGGCCTATAAAAGCCGAAGATACAGTCACCCCCTTCTTTTACGGTTGTTAACATACATTTACTACGACTGTTTTTCATAGGCGTTCTCCTTGAGGATGAAGTAAAAGTTAATTAACGTCGAAGATGCATCTTCTCACACATATATTATACACCACACGGCTAGGTTTTAGCCCAAAATTTCCACCAGGGTTTTCTCTTTTTTTTAGGTCGTCTAAGCTCATCAACTGGCGTCCTAGTCAAATCTGGCTTAACAGGTGTGGGTTCCGGCCAAACTTGCTTAGTAAGCTTGACAGTATCTACATAAACTGTTCCGGGCAGTACAAGCACTTGTATTTTTTTGGTAGACCTCTTACTCTTTCTTAATTTCCAAAACTCCTCAATGCTATCACCAGAGACATAATAGGCCATATACTTTGGTGTTTCTGGATTGGTGATTTCGCACTCATACACAGTATCACCCTTTGTGGCGTAGCCCATAGCATCTGCCAGGGTTTTAAACACAAATAGCTTACTAATACCATCATTAGACGACACAGTTTTATCTACTTCGTATTTAACCCTATATCTTGAACCACCAACATTTGCCGATACCAAACCATACAAAGGATTATTATACACTACCTTGTAATATTTCTTTTTGTTACTCATTCTCCGACTCTCTTTCTATTAGCTCTTTGTCTAATATCTTCAAAACTTTCAGTCTGCATAATATTGCCGTTAGCAAATACCAACTGTAGTTCACCAAGTCCATCATAACTCTCTGGCACAGTCTCATAGGTAATACCGTGTGACCCATATTTCCTCAGTAGCTTCAAACGCCCCCTTTTAGATTGCTTGCCCTTGTCACTAATGGGGTCTTTCCACACATCCTGTATCTTTCCATCAACAGTAATGGATGAACACTTAAAGGCAAATTTTAGAGTATCTCTATCTACCTTTTGTAATAGTCCGCCCCCACTACCAAAGGCAATGTTATCGGTAGACCACTTATTAGTTTGCGTGGCATTTAGAATATTCCTCAACACGCCTGGGTCTATGCCATCGCCCTGGATAACCCTTACTTTAGGATTAAGTACTTTAAATCCCTTTTCATTAAGAGTATAACCAAACTTTTCACCAAGTATATTTAAAACAGATAACACCATTGTAGTAGGATCGCCAGAATTCCCACTAACCGAAACCTGTTTATTCCGACGCACAACCAACATTCCACTATCAACATTCACGCAATATACCTTACCAGAATATGGCACAACTGTTTTTCTTATACACTGACTGTCTAAATAATCTTGTTTTATTATATGTATTGTGTAAACATCTGAAAATGTCTTTTTTCTACTATCTGTATAAATTGAATATTTACTTCTATAACCACTATATATGGCAGCTAGTTGTACTATGTCGGCATTATACTTAACTGTCGTATCGTATTTAACCCTACGATTATTTCTTATTGTTCCGTCCCATTTTGATATTGCAGCCACAAACTGCTGACACCACTTATGAGACTTATCTGTAAAATCTACCCACTTAAATGTTTTTTCCATATGACATGGTGTTTTAATATAGATTTGTGTGTTTTTAGGTCTTGATGGTTCAATGCTTGTTGTATAGTCAAAGTTGCCGTCTTTACATATTTTTACTAGTTCGTCTACTTTTCTTGTTTTTGTAAGGTTGAATCTTATACGGTAGTTATTTTTTGAATCTCTCTTATCGACATACCCACTATCAAATGCTCCGTCTGCTTGAAAAGCTATACGCAACTTGTCTTCCGAAGATAGGTTATGCTTATCACCTCGTTTTATCCCCCCGCATAAATGTTCTTTCCCATAGTAGTATATTACATGCTTTGCTTCTTGCTTGATTAAACCATTACTATTTCTTATAACCATATTATGTTCTGGGGTCACTAATAAATCAACGCCCATTTTTTTAGCAGAAAGATGTATCATATTACCCGTATAGTCGTAAGTCATTGTTTTATTTGGTTTTGTAAAATCTATTGTGCCGTCCGTATTATACTGGGCGACTTTACTACCCGAAGGTAAATCTTTAAAATAAACCCATCCCTTTGGTGTTAATATCTCTGTTTGCTCATCATAACAGTCAGGCCTTACAACCAAACAGCCTTCTCTCTGCAACACCATCTCTTTAAGCTTGTCGCCCCATATATTACTACAAGCGTTATATATATCATAACTATCGCTAACACAAGCAACGAGTCCCGTAGGATATTGCTCAAGCATATTACGCATCGCGTCAACCTCATTGTCTTTTCCCCATGAGGTAATAGTAGAGTGTTCTGAATTACCGGATACACAAACGGCACCGTTGCGTCTGACGATTACCATTTTTGACGGTACAGATACACAATAAACGACACCTTCGTACTGTCTGGATGTTTTTTTAACACATTGCCCTCCTGTTTGAGTGGTATTTTTAGTAATGCCAACTTCATAGCAAGGTTTTCTATTTTGTCTTTTATCAATATTCTTCGTTAGTTTTGTGCGATACCCAGCCATCACACCAATAGATTGAAACAAATCAGCGTTACCACGATCAATAGATGAATATTTTAAGTTACCACTTGGTCTAATATGTCCATCCCAATGTCCACATTCTTCTATAAAAGATTGACACCATCTATAGTCTATGTCTGATAAATTAATCCATTGTTTAAAATATTTATAAATTTTAATACCAACAGGAACCTTGATCCAAAAATGCAGACTGTCATTTTTTTGCAAAGATGTTTTATAATTCCATCGCAGTTTTTTTAGGATTGATCTTAATCTTTGAATTTTTCTGCTTTTTTTCAAACCGCTAAATCTAACGGGAATAGTTTGAGAGCTTTGTCCGTTATAGTCATCGGGGTGTGATGCAAACGATCCGTCTGCTTGAAATGCGATTAAAAACTTTTCTAAGTCAGACAGACTATATTTTGTCCCTTGTATTAACCCAGCGTTGATGGCGTGATTTTTCGTACTGTATCCACCATTTTCTGCTTCAACCAATGTAATTTGATTTTTATTATTATTACGAACTATTTTATGTTCTGGTGTCACTAGTAAATTTACATGCCCCATACCAGATTTAAACTGTACTAATTGTTTATTGTCAATATAATACTGATAGTATTTAAGAGGCTTAACAAATTCTATGTCGCCATTATTATTGTATTGTGCTACATCGTCTCTTTTATCCAAATCTTTAAATAGCTTAAACCCACTGTCTGTAAGAATTTCTGTTTTGTCATCATAACACGCAGGAATAGAGTGCCCTGCCATGTCTTCATCATAATACTTATGGGCCATTTCAATACCTTCAAAAGTATCAGTACCCATGAAGTTAATAAGGTGGGCGGCTCCACCAAGTCCGGCAGACTCGACAGATGTGGAACCGCGAAAGCCGAAGTCGTGTAGTTTGAAGTCAATAAGACTGGGATCACCAGTTAACTCTAAAGAATTTAGAAGTAATTGCTTCATGCTACGGCTTTGTGTTGCTACGGTGGTAGGATACCAAACTTGAACCAATAAGGTTTCTAGATAGTTGGTTAACCAATAGCAACGAGGATCGGTATTTTGAATTGTCATTAAGACATTGTGATTTGGTACAATAGTGCCCTCTGGGATAGCTTTGATAAGCACTGGTAGGCGGCCCTGATATTGATCTAATATATATTGCCAGCCAGCCCTATTAAAAGAACCCGGACCCAGATGTTTGTTGACTCTTTCTTCTGCATAATCAATTTTCTCTTGCGTGACCACATTTCCCTCAAGATACTTCTTAAGAAGATATTGTAGGCCGAAAAAGCAGGTGTAATCATATTCTCCGCCCCTGCTCTCAAAATATGAGTATACAGTTTCCGTCTTGGGGGGATATTGTTTATAGTGTGAAAACTTATAACTGTCGGTTAACAAACAAATATTACTCATCTAACTCCCTTTGTGTAAATAGCCAAAATAAAACCCAGGTTTGCTATTGCGTATGCTAAAAAAGCCAGTGCCATTCCATACTGTCCCTGTTTTACCAAATCAAGCGAGGTCAGTAAGTATAAAATAGCGGCGATTCCTAAATATGTAGCACTCATCTATTAAGTGGCCCCTATCAAATATGTTCCAATTCCATAATTCTGTCTAGTTCAGACTGGGGAATTTCAATCTTTGTAAGTACGATTTCTCCGTCTGGTCTCCCGTGGTGTTTCATTACAACATCCTCTACCCTACCAGTACATTTAATAAGATGTTCGTATGAAAGATATCTACGAGACTCTGCTGGTGTGGGTGGTTGCTGATATGCATGTATTCCGTGATGTATGCTTTCATTAAACTGCTCTATGTCTAATAGACGCACGCCGTCCCTATCAGATAAAAGTGTACCGGCCTCTACTGCGGCGAACGAGAACGGGGTGACTATGACTGTTGCCCCACAACATACCATTTTATATACTGTGATATTGGGGCGACGGGTAATTCTTCTCCACCATTTCCAAATATTAGTCATAGCCCTGTCACGATTGTTAAAATACATACACATGCCTTACTCCTTAATTATCTTAATAGGTTGTTCTTTAGTGGGGACGCCTATATTATGTTTCTTACACCAGTCTACATATAGGGGGTCAGGATCACTAAGTTCGTAAACTGACCCACTACTAGTAGTGATTAAATTACCATCTACCTTCTCAATATAAGAAGTGCTAATACGGTGACCGTCTTGCTATTTGGAATGGCCATAAACCGCCCCACATAAAAAGGGTCGCTTTGTTTCTGGCGGTCTATACGGATCGGTTTCTGCATCATAAGAAACGCTCCACTCTTCCAATCTTCCTGTAATATTGTTCGGACGCTGTTCCATCTGTTATTCCTTTGTTCTTAAAAAATTAATTCACCCCAAATTCACAAAAACAGTTCGGACAACTAACAATGTATTCGGGAGAACGTTTCTCAATTATTCCCTCTCCGCAAGATTTACAGACACTTTTCAACGTGTAGTCGGTTTGGTCATAAACTACTCCAAACTGGGTATTATCACAACCCTCAACCTCACACTTCATATGTACATATACAGTTTTCATCTATACTCACCTTCACCATCAAATTTATCAGTTACAACAACACTGTCTTGTGCTATTACATAAGGGGCTTGATTAGCCATAACACAACCTTCTTTCTCTGCATCACCTTTTTTTGTTTTGTCTACTATTTTACATATACCACGACCGTGACATTTGATAATGCCTAGTTTGCGACGTTGCTTTCGTACTGCTTGTAGGGAAATATCTCTAGTAGTCATTTTACGAAGACGAGCCAATATCTCTTCGTCCTTCATAGTACTTGCATTGTCAATAATAAACTGTTTTTCAGCTTTGGACCATACATAATGCATGTTTTTCTCCTATATTTTGTTTTTTTTGTGAAATAAGTCACTTTTCCTGTGTATAATATTATAGTTAGTTGGACACTTTATGGTTTCAAAAATATGGATACTTTTAAAAATGAATGAAAAAAACACAGACAGTACACTTGTAGACACTACCTTATATGTTAAGGCAACCGGTAGTTTACAGGAAGAAATCGACAAAGAACTACTTATTCCAGACCCAGATGAACAAACGGCGAAAGCCACCTTATCTGGTAAAGATGAGAAATAAATGAATATTCCCAAAGGTATGACAGCAGATGAAGTTACGGCTATCATCAGCAAAATAGCCAAGAGATTAGCACCTAAGTTTAAGTTTGGATATTATGAAGTCAACGATATAGAGCAAGAAGCTTTTATTTTGGGAATTGAGGGCTTAAAGGACTATGACGAGGTAAGACCACTAGAAAACTTTCTATGGGTTCATATTCGTAATAGATTGAAGAACCTAAAAAGGAATGAATTTGAAAGACACGACAAACCCTGCTTAAGGTGTAGGGTTGACGCTTATGATAAAATACAGGGGTGCTCTCAATATGAAGATCCTATGGCATGTAAGCCATATAAGAAGTGGCATTGTCGTAATCAAACTAAGAAGAACTTGATGGCTCCTATTGGCTTCGACAATGTACGGGATGAACAAGAGGAGCGTATGAAGATATATCATCAAGTGGATGACATAATAGCAAATCGTGAACTACAAGATATTATAGACGATAAACTACCTATATATTTGAGGGCTGACTATTTGAGACTACTATCAGATGTACATATCTCTAAGCCAAGACGAGTTAAGGTACAAGAAGCTATAAGAGAGATACTTACGGAGTTAGATGATGATACCTAAAAAAAGAGGTAAGTGGGGTACTAGTGAAGATGCTATCATATTAGAAGGTGTGCGAAATGGTACTGATGCAGAAGATATTCTAAAACTGCTTGAAGAGAACGACACAAATGGTCGCTCCAGAGAATTAGAGACTCTCAAGCGTAGAATGCGTCAGTTGAACATAGACGACAATAAGAAAGAGAATCTCAGCGAGAGCGAGGAATCCCTTGTCCAACTGCGTTCTAAATCATTCTATCCAATGCTAAAGAAACAATACACCAAAAGTGAATTAGAGTATTTTGAGTCTCAGTGGATCGACTTCATGGAACAGTTTAAGCATAATGTGTTGGCGACTGAAGAGATGCAAGTACGACAGCTAATCAATGTTGATATTCTCATAACCCGTGGGGGAATAGAGCGTAAGGGTCATATGGAAGAGGGCGAAAAAATAGATAAGCTCATACTAGAAGAAAGAGCTAAGTCCGATGAAGATCAAGACAGAGACCTACTTAGTAATTGGGAAATACAAGCAGCCCAACTAAAAACGTCGGTATCGTCTTTTACTACAGAATATGATAAGTTATTGAGTCAACAAAAAAGCATATCTAAAGACCTAAAGGCTAATAGGGACGCACGTATTCAGCGTATTGATGACTCTAAGAGCAGTTGGGCAGGAACGCTTAAGGCTTTGGCAACTGACGACATAGGTGAGAGTCAACATGCTGAGCGTATGAGATTAGCACAAGAAAAAGCGTTGGAAAAACTAAGTGAACTCCATGAGTATGAAGATGGACGAGTAGATCAGCCTTTCTTAAATGCTGACACAGTAATAGACGACACAGATGAGATAACCATATTTAAAGAAGAGTATGACCATCTCATCGAATACAAGAAACTATATAAAGCACTAGCTAAGGAGAATTAAATGTCTGAAGAAAAATTTGAACTAAAATCTGAAAAGAGGGCACGTAAGAAGGCGGCTAAGCAAGTTGTTAAGGAAGAGACTGTAATAGACGAAAAACAAATCTTAACAGATGAGGAAAAAGTATCGGAACCAGTTGTTGACTATAAGTTTCCAACTGAAGATATTACTGATTCTGTAACGCTAAACGAAGAGAAGGTGTGGGTGGCTCCAAAGACAGAACCAGTGGTTGAGGAACAACCTGAAAAAGACCTAGAGCCAGTAGTTCCTGAGCCAGAGTCAGAAATAGCAGATGAGCATATCCTAGAAGAATCGCAGAAAGAAACCATTACTAAGGAAGACCTCGACGAACTAAAGAATATGCTTATTGAGAACCTTGTTGTCCCAGGGGATACGCCATTTATAGAAGAAAGACCAACCAGAGGTCATCAACAGAAGATTTTCAGCGATAGGGATGTTATGAAGGGTGGAGGCGTTGTTCGTACTAAATTTACTGATATTCCTATTAAGGGTGTCAGACATGGTGATTCAGTACCAACTAATAGATTAGAGAAAACAACCAGGGGTATTGTTCGCACAACAGGACAGGGAAATATACAAAAACATGGATAAAACAGCACTAATTTTTGGTGTGACCGGACAGGACGGATCATATCTATCTGAACTCCTATTGGAAAAGAGTTATAAGGTTATAGGGGTTCAGCGTCGTTCAAGTACAGATACGACCGAAAGATTAAGCTGTGCTAAAACGCACAACGACTTTAGTGTGGTTGAGGGGGATATTACAGACCCAAGTTCTGTTATGTCTCTAATGACTGAGTACCAGCCTGATGAATGTTATAACTTAGCAGCACAGTCTCATGTCGCTACATCATTTGAACAACCCACTACGACATTTCAAATTGACGCCGTAGGCGTCTTGAATATACTAGAGGCAATTCGGGTGTGTAGTCCTAAGACTAGGTTTTATCAAGCGTCTACGAGTGAGATGTTTGGGAGTAACTTTTCGCAAGCTCAAAGTAAAGAGCATATTTGGGAAATGGGCGATAAAATGATTGATGGTGGTTATAAGTGCTTAGGGCACTATCCGATAGGTCAAAAATATCAGGATGAAACCACTCCGTTTGCACCTAATTCTCCATATGCGGTAGCTAAAACTGCCGCACATGATTTGGTTAGGGTCTATCGTGATGCCTATAAGATACACGCTAATGGGGGAATCCTATTTAATCACGAAAGTCCTCGTCGTGGAGAACACTTCGTAACACGTAAGATTACTAAGTGGATTGGCGAGTTTGCGAACTGGCGTAACCAAGAGTTTTTAACTATTGGTAGAATAGGACTTCCAGAGAACGATGAAGACATTTTCTATGGAAAGCCTATTAATAAGGGACCAAGTACATTTCCAAAATTACGCCTCGGCAACTTAGAGGCCAAGCGTGATTGGGGTCATGCGAAAGATTATTGTATTAATTTAGATGTTCCAATATTAACTACTGATGGTTGGAAATTTTATGATGATGTGTCCAACGGAGATATTGTTGTAAACTTTGACAGTAAAAATAATTGTCTTTCTACTGATATGATTTTAAATAAAGTCTTATTAGATAGTGACGGTGATAAAGTGTTACTAACGGGGCGTGGTGTACATTTAAATGTAACACCAAACCATAGGATATATTATCAAAAAAAATCTAAAAATTCTAAAGGTGGATGGAGTGACTGGAAGGTGTGTACGGCACTGGACTTTCACAACAAGATTAAAGATAAGGCAAGTAGGACTAAATATGATTATAGGTTACCTCATTTTCAAGATTATAACCATGTAACCTGTAACACTTTTGTTGGTGATGATAAACTTAGTTCTGATATAATATATTTAGTTGGATGTTTACTGGCAGAGGGATGTCTTGTTAGAAATAGGAGGGGCGATGGGTATAAAGTGTCTATATCACAATCTATGATTGCCAACGAGAAAGTTTGTACAAAGATAGAAAAAGTATTAACGAACCTCGAACTCAAATTTAGAGAACGACACAGGAACGACGGTGTTGTTGAGTGGATATTTACATCGTCCAGTAGTAAACGCATTTTATCGTGGTTTGATAATCCTAATGTGCATATTATGCCTAATTGGTGTTATAACCTATCTCAGTTGAGTGCTGAATTAATGATAGAAGCATTAATGGATTGTGATGGATATTGGGACGGAATGATATATACAAGCAAAAGATATAAATTAGCAGTAGACTTTCAAACAATTGCCGTTATTGCTGGATATAGATCAACACAGGTTAAAAAAGACAAAAGCGGTATCTATAGAGTGTGCCTGGTTACTAAATCAAAAAAATATACATATATACAAGATAGCGAACTTCATAACGACGGTGCAAAAAAAGTTTGGTGTGTCACAACAAACAATAAAACAATAGTGAGTCGTGACAATAATTGTATCTCTATATCTGGTAATTGTAGAGCTATGTGGATGATGTTACAACAGGACGAGCCGGGAGATTATGTAGTCGCCACAGGCGAGACATATACGATACGAGATTTCCTAGATCGTGCATTCAAAGAGGTTGGTATAGAAGATTGGGAATCCTACGTAGTAATTGATCCTAAGTTTTATAGACCGGTAGATGTAGAGTATTTGTTGGGCAATCCTTCTAAAGCTAATAATGAGCTAGGATGGAAGCCGAAGATAACCTTTAACGAACTTGTAAAAGAAATGGTACAACACGATATAAATGCCTCGCAAAAAACGAAAATGGGACAGACGTAGATACCCCAAACGTAAAAAAGCATACTTTAGCAATAATAAAAAACGAAACTTTGATGACCCCGCTTATAAAGCGTGGAGAAGATCTATATACAAGAGGGATGGATATAAATGTCAGTGGCCGGGGTGTAAGTGTACCGGACGCATATTTGCACACCATATACTAACGTGGGCAGTGTATCCTAGTTTAAGATATAGTATCAATAATGGTATTACTCTATGCAAGGAACACCACGACATAGTAACTGGTAAAGAGGATGACTATGTAAGGTTGTTGTCTAGTATTTTACTACAACAAGCAAGGAAGAGAAATGACAAAAAAGGATAAGCGTATAACTATTCCTGACGGCATGTTTGTTATGGGTGACCATATTCATATACCTCTGTCGTGTTCATGGCCACTTAACTATAATTATAGCAACTATACCAGTAGCGGAAGGGAATTTGAACCATATGAACAGTCTGGTCCGTACTTACAAGGTAACAATCCAATGATAGGCGATCCTCTGAAAGGCACCTAATGGACATTATAATAGACACTAGAGAGAAGACACCCTGGTACTTTAATAGCACCTCTGCCACAACTACATTTCGTAAGCTAGACACTGGTGACTATAGTATTGATGGTTACGAAGATATATTATGTATAGAACGCAAAAAGAGTGTTTCGGAGATAGCTAATAATATTACAGATCCTCGCTTCAAACGTGAGCTTGAACGCATGGCAGAGTTCAAACATAAAATACTAATACTAGAATTTGACTATAGACATATAGATGCATTCCCAGAGGGGTCTGACATTCCGCCAAAGTTAAAGAAGAGAGTTCGCGTAAAGGGGCCGTTTATTATTAAGTGCCTCTCACGCATAATCACTAAGTACGGAATAACCGTTTTACCATGTAGCAATTCTATATACGCCGAACACGTAGCTTATAGTATAATGAAAGAGATTAATGACGCTAGCAACTAAAACAGATAAAAAAACAGAAGAGTTTTTAAACAATATTTGGCTTGGCATCGGAGATGTTAATAAGTTAGATAAGGCCTCACTGTTCTCTAATAAAACACAGAATGAAATAGAGTATCCAGATAGATTCTATACTCGTATAATGCGAGATCCAAACTATATTGCATTTGCTGCCAAAACACTGCTTGGAATACAGCTAATACCTGAGCAGGGTGCTATACTTAAAGAGTTGTGGATTAGACCGTTCCCTATGTACATTGCGAGTAGAGGATTTGGTAAGTCATTTATGTTGGCGGTATATGCCATGCTTAAATGCATCTTGTGTCCAGGTACTAAGATTGTTATTGTAGGTGCTGCTTTCCGTCAGTCTAAGGTTATTTATGAATATATGCAGACAATTTGGGACCACGCCCCCGTTCTACAATCAATGTGTGATGGTGGTAGTGGTTGTCGTAAAGATACCGACCGCTGTACCGTTAAAATTAATGACAGTTGGGCTATAGCGGTGCCTCTGGGAGACGGTTGTTTAACCCCTTATACACAAACGACCTATGACGATTGTTTTGGTATTATAAGTAGGTATGGAGAGCAAAATATTGAGCGAGATATTAGACTGTGGGACGGTAGTAGTTTTGTTAAGTCAGATGAAAGTTATTACAATGGCATAAAACCGGTTAAAAAAATATTAACCAAAAAAGGATATAGTATAGGAGGTACTCATAACCATAAACTACAGGTTGTATACAACGGTAGTGTTATATGGCGTAGGTTAGATGAAATACAAAACGGGGATAGAATTTTAATAGACCGTTCTACTAGATGGCACGGTGGCGATTTATCTTTTAATGAAGATGAAGCATATATGCTAGGAGCGATGATTGGTGACGGTAATTATACAAATAAATACGCTTTAAACTTCGCCACTCTGGATATAGAGATATTAACTAGGATAAATAAGTCGTTAGGCAAACAGTTTACATCAACTGATTATGGACACTATAGACTTAATGGATGCCATATCATACAAGACTGGCTAAATAAATGGAAACTGACTCCAGCACTGACCAAAGATAAGGAGTTGCCTGAAAATATTTTAAGGGCAGATCGTAAGTCTATGACTGCTTGTTTGCAGGGGCTTTTTGATACAGATGGGCATTGTCAAATTTCTACATCTAAAGGTGGTATAGGGGTTGTTGTTGGGTTTACTAATACATCTGAAAAGCTCATAGACCAAATGAGATATATATTATTGCATTATGGCATTGTGTCCTATAAGACATCAAGAAATAGAAATGAAAAGTGGAATACTATTTATGAATTGCTAATTACGGGTAAGGATGCTAAAGTCTTCGCTGATGAAATAGGTTTCTGCTTATCCAGAAAGCAAGAATTATTATTGTCGGCGTTTAAAAATAAAGCTCGTATCAACAGCACCGGAGACACAATTCCAGGTGTTAAAGAAGATATGTTGTATATTATGAAACGCTATTCAAGAACCGGTTTTCCAGAAGTGAATTATAGTAAATTAGCTGACCGTAAGAGAGATGTTACCTTTGCGTATGCTGCTAAGTTTCTCTTAAAATATAAGGATGTAGAACACCAAAAAATGGATTCCATACGTAGGTTATGTAATCCAGATATATATTACGATACAGTTATATCTGTAGAAGACGATGGAGAACAACCAACATACGACCTTCATGTACCAAACACACATGCTTATATAGGCAACGGGTTTGTTTCTCACAACACTAAGATTAGAGGTCTTCGTGCCCACATTGTTCTGGCTGACGAATTTGGTAGTATTCCTCCAGATATTTACGAGACAGTGGTAGCTGGTTTCGCCTCTGTATCTGCTGACCCCGTAGGTAATGTTCAGGACACAGCAAGAAGAAAAGCTGCTAAGAAAATCAATGAATGGACAGAAAGTGAGGAAACTGCCTTCAAGGATAAGATGGGTAACCAATCAATACTATCTGGTACGGCTGGATATGACTTCCAGCACTTTGCGAACTACTGGAAAAGATATTGTAATATTATCAGGAGTAAGGGTGACATCAAAAAAATCTGTGAAATCCACAATTATGATAGTCCAGATGAGATACCGGAAAGTTTTGACTGGCGTGATTATTCTGTTATAAGGATACCCTATGATATGATTCCTCCTGGATTCATGGATGACAAACAAGTAACTAGAGCTAAGGCAACAGTCCACTCTGGTATATACCAGATGGAATATGGTGCTGTATTCACAGCAGACTCAGACGGTTTCTTCAAAAGAACGCTGATTGAAAGATGTGTCGCCTCAGAAGTAAACCCTGTATCCTTGCCGTCTGGAGACGTATGGTTTGATGCCAGGATTAAAGGAAACCCCAATCTTAAATACGTATATGGCATTGACCCTGCATCAGAAGCCGACAATTTTTCAATCGTTATACTAGAGCTTCATAAAGACCACACTAGAGTAGTATACTCATGGTCAACCAATAGAAAAGACTTTAAACGACGCCTGCAAAAAGGTCTGACTAGCAAAAATGACTTTTACGGTTTTTGTACTAGGAAAATACGAGATCTAATGAAGGTGTTCCCATGCGAGGCTATAGCTCTTGACGCTCAGGGAGGTGGTGTTGCTATTGAAGAAGGCTTGCACGACATTGACAAAATGGAAGCAGGTGAGATACCAATCTGGCCAGTTATAGACCCAGATAAGGAAAAGGAAACAGATATAGAACCGGGACTACATATCCTACATCTGTGTCAGTTCGCTAAGTATGATTGGACCAAGTACGCTAACCACGGCCTTCGCAAGGACTTTGAAGATAGGGTTCTGTTATTCCCTAGATTCGATCCTGTGACGCTTGAGATGTCTGTACACGACGATGCACAGCGTCAGGGTGCCTTCGAGGCGGTTCATCCAGATAAAAAGTTTAATATATATGACACACTAGAAGATTGTGTAATAGAACTTGAAGAACTAAAGGATGAGCTTTGTACTATTACCATCACTCGTACTGGCACTGGTGTAAATAGTAGAGACAGGTGGGATACCCCAGAGACTAAGACTCCAGGCGGCAAAAAGGGTCGTATGCGAAAGGACCGTTATTCCTCAATAGTAATGGCTAATATGATAGCTAGAGGAATACACAGAACTGTTGAACAGCCAGAATATCAGGTCATTGGTGGCTTTTCTAAAGACTTGGCAGCAGCACAGGACCGGCATAGTAATCAGTTATACCAAGGGCCTGAATGGTTTACCGAGGGCATGAACTCTGACTTCGTATGTGGCGTTGTCAGGCGGGGATAATAATTTATTGGTGTGTTTTTCATAAGATTGGTGTATAATATAACTGTAACACATAATAATACTATTACAATGGAATTGCAAAATGTCTAAAAAGTATCCTAAGTCCGAATTTGATGTTTCAGAGGAGTTTGACTCCGAAACTGCATACATAAGCTGGGATGGTAAACAGGGTTCTGAGGTGGCTGCAATGGCCAAATATACAGAAGCCATCAATGAATTTGATGGCATACATACATCAAAAGGTAGGTTTAATCAGGATTTATCTGACCTGCAATCTAATACTTCCGGTCGCCCAGGACTAAGTAAGAGTGACTATTATGCGTTTCGCCCAGGTGAAGCACCCTCCAGATCATATAAAGGTATGGTGGCTAATGCTCACAGTGTATACGAAAAGAATGGCCTAATTCGTAATATTATAGATTTAATGGCCGATTTTGCCTGTCAGGGTATCCGTTTGGTGCATCCAAACAAACGTATAGAGAAATTCTACCAAAACTGGTTTTCTAGAGTTGAGGGTAAGGATCGTTCGGAACGCTTTTTGAACTACACATACCGTAGCGGTACGGTAGTTGTACGTAAACAAACTGCTAGAATAACTAAAAAAGATAAGAAGAACGTCTTCAAGGCGGCTGCCGAAACCGAAACAGTGGTGCAGGAAACAGTAGTCCGGAAGAACGAAATTCCGTGGAAATACACATTCCTAAATCCCTTATTGGTAGATGTTGTCGGTGGTCCGCTAGCTTCATTTGTTGGACGGCCCCAATACGGTATTCGTCTACCAAGGTCTATCGCTAGGCTAGTTAAGAACCCCAAGACGCCAGAAGAAGTAGCGTTGGTAGCACAACTGCCTAAAGAGATTATACAAGCAGCAGAGGAGAACAGGATGGTGCCATTACCAATGGATAAAACGTCGGTTAGTTCCTATAAAAAGGATGATTGGCAGCCGTGGGCTGTTCCGATGTTACACGCTATTATGGATGATATTATAGTGCTTGAAAAGCTAAGACTCGCTGATATGGCGGCTTTAGACGGTGCTATTTCTAATATTCGTATTTTCAAAATTGGTAGCTTAGAGCATAAGATTGTTCCTACAAAAGTGGCCGCATCTCGCCTATCGTCTATTTTAGAGAGTAATGTTGGTGGTGGTACTATGGACCTTGTATGGGGTCCAGATATAGAGCTTATTGAAAGCAAAACTACTGTACACCAATTCTTAGGAGAGGAAAAGTATAAGCCTCACCTTAACGCTATCTACGCTGGATTAGGTATTCCCCCCACCCTTACGGGCACATCAACCGGATCGTCTGGTACTACAAATAATCTAATGTCTCTAAAAACACTGGTAGGTAGACTAGAATATGGTCGCAATGTTCTTACGAAGTTTTGGGAAAAGGAAATCGTTGAAGTGCAAAAAGCTATGGGTTTCCGTTTCCCGGCTAAAGTAGAGTTCGGCACACCTAACCTTGGTGATGAGGCGTCAGAAAAGGCTTTATTAATACAGCTTGCAGACAGAAACCTTATTAGTGACGAAATGGTACAACACCTATTTAACACTGATCCAGAACTTGAAAAGATCAGGATTAACCGAGAAAATAGAGAGCGTAACGACGGTAAGCTTGTTCCTAAGTCTGGACCATTTCACGATCCTCAGTTCGGCGTGGCTCTTAAGAAACTAGCCCTTCAAACTGGTGTTATGACGCCTGGAGAAGTCGGCCTACGTAAAGATGCTATCGTCCGAGACCTCAAGACATATCCTAAAGACAAGGGTGAAAAACCCGCCCTGATGATGAAGCAGACTACTACTCCGGGTAAACCCGCTGTCACAAAGAATAAGGGCATACCCCAACAAGGCAGACCAAAGAACTCTAACGATAAGACAAAGCGTAAGACAAAACGCTTTACGCCTAAAACCAAGGCTGTCGTTGAGATTTGGGCAAGTGCTGTACAAGTAGCTATATCAGAGGCACTAAAGCCCGATATCCTAAAACTGTATGATAAGAAGAACATACGCAGTCTCAGCCATGCTGAAGCACAAGAAGTTGAAGAGATCAAGTTCGGTATACTATGTAATCTTGAACCACTAGGCATTGTTGATACAGAACAAATAGTACAGGCTTTAGGTAGTAAAATACCGTCTGACATAAATGCTATGTATAAAGACTGGACTAACTACATTAGTAAAGAAGTTAATAGAACCTTAACATTAGATGAAGTTAAACACATACAGGCGTGTGTGTACGCTTCATATATAGGAGAATAGTTATGGCTGAAATAGTTGCCACATTTGATACCAAAGATAAAGTACTTACCGTTTCAATGGATGGTAAGAAAATGAAGGATGTAAGTGGTGTAGAGTTTTATGCGTGGGGTGATAATGGTAGTGTGGAAATACGCACTATTAAGTCCAATGATGACGAAAGCTTTGTAACCGTTACTAAGATTCTAGCCAGTGAAGATGGTGACCAAATCACTGAAACCACAGAAGCTAGTAAGGACGAGAAAGACAAAAAGAAGGAAAAGAAAGAAGATACCAAGGATTTATCTAAGGCACTTTTTCCAAAAAAATTCAGAACTGGTGTATGATTTAGTACTATGAATAATATTCCAATTTACGAGAGTGAAAAATCTGTTGCGGGGTTAGCTGACCAAATCAAAGCACAGTCATCTATAGCTTATGTGTCCCAGTTAGCTCCAGCAACCCCGGACATACAGACAGAGATCATTAAGACTATTGCCTCTTTGGGGTCAGATAGTCCTATAGTACAAAAGATGAATGCACAAGCGTCTCAAAATGACTCAGACCTGTATTTCACCAAATCTATCCTAGTATCCACAAACTGGAATAAAAACTCGGATATCTTTCTGCCAGAACCAACCTGGGCCGCTCGGCATACCCCCTCTCATAAACCAACGAACCTAGAGCATGACGAAAGTAAGCTAGTAGGTCATATGGTAGACTGTTGGGCAATTACAGAAGACGGCACCTTGATTCAAGATAACTGTCTTAACGAGGAACTTCCTGCGAAATTCCACTTAGTCACTGGTGCGGTCATATATAAGAATTGGGATAGTTCAGCATTGATCGAAAGAACCGAAGCCCTGATTCAACAAATTGAAGCAGGAACAAAGTTTGTGTCTATGGAGGTTACCTTCACGGACTTTGATTATGGCGTTATTGACGCTAAGGGGTCATTCAGAGTACAGGCTAGAAATGAGCAAAGTGCCTGGATGACAAAGAACTTACGTCAATATGGCGGTAAAGGTATGTATACCATAAAAGGTGAAACTTACCAAATTGGTAGAGTTCTTAAGAACATGACATTTTGTGGTAAAGGATACGTAGATCAACCTGCCAATCCAGAAAGTATCATCCTTTCTGCCAAGGATAATGGCAACAATTTTGTTTCTGCATCACAAAAACTTTCGATTTTTGAGAAAGATGGTGTATTTAATACTATAGAGGACGATGATTCCTCTTTAACAAACAACAAAGGAGATTCACACATGAGTGAAACTATTTACAAAGAACAAGCTACTGAGTTGAAGACTCAATTGGCCGATCTTGAGTGTAAATTAGCAGAAGCCGCTGATAAGCTGGCTAAAGCCGACGTTGACAAGTATACTTCTGATATCCAGGATTTAGCCACCGAGGTTGATTCTCTAACTAAGAAGAATGCTGACCTTGAAACAAGTCTAGCTGCTAAAGCTGACGAAGCTACCAAAACTGCGGAAGAACTTGAAACAGTTAAGGCTGCCAATGTTGACCTAGAAGCTAAGTTTACTGAAATCAAGGCAGCAGAAGCCAAGTCAGATCGCGTATCTACTCTCGTAGATGGTGGTATTGATAAGGAAGCTGCTACAGACAAGGTAGAAACTTTTGCTAGTTTAACCGACGATCAGTTTACAGTAATTGCTACTGAATTGATTAATGCCGCTAAGGCACAGAGTTCTCAGGCGAACGCCTCAGATGACGAAGAAGAAGTAGCCGATGAAGCTGCTGAAGAAGAACAAGACGAAGCGGCTGAAGAAGCCGATGCTTCTGTTCTTGAAAATGCAGAAGCCGACGACGAAGAGGTTGTTCAAGCTGCTGCTACAGAAGATGAAGTTGACGAAAAGGTAGAGACCCGTAGAGAACTCGCCCAATTGTTTGCTTCACGTATGAAGTATAGTACAAACAATTCCGATGAAGGAGATAACTAATGGCTCTAAAAGGCGATAGAAAATACACAATCGGAACTAACATTAAGAACTTTATGAACGAAACAGCCGAGAAGGGCGA